ATTGCAAACGCTACATGGACTGATGAAGTAAAAAAAGCATATCAAGATATGATGGATGCAGAATCAGGAACAGGTCAATAATTGATTCTCAAGAACTGCCTGGCTAATTATCTGACAATCTGATTGACACCCTAACCTTTCTCAATATCTTTTTTATAAACAAAGAGGTATTTATATGTCAGATCAGAAAGAACAAATCATTATGATGGATGATCAAGAGATTAAGGTTGCAGACCTGGATCCAGATCAACAAAGACTATATGTTCAAATCGTAGATCTAAAAAACAAACAGTCCAGGCATCAATTAGAATTTGAGCAGCTGCAAGAAGCTTTAAACAATTTTGAATCTCGCCTGGTCACATCTCTTAAAGAAGAAGAAAAAGAAGAAGAAAAAGAAGATGAAGAAGAAAGCGACAACAGCGAGTAAACCATCAGTCGCTTCTGTGCATAGCGACTTACAAGCGCATAACGCAGAATGCCATCAAAGATGGCAAGAAAACTATCGCCGATTAGAAGGAATCGAAGGCGAAGTAAAAGCAATCAATTTACAGTTAAAAGCTGCCTTGGCAGTTTTAGTGGTAGGCATGGGGTCTATATTAGCAACGCAGGTCTTTTGATGATGGCTGTCCTTTATACAGAGGAACAGTTACAAGAAGCTTACGACCTGGACAGAACTGAACGAGTAAAGTTAGGTTACCAATTCAGTACCCTGGAAGAATATAGGCCAATATATGAGAGGATTTTATCTTCAATATATGAAAATGCCTTAATGCAAGAGAGTACCGATTCTTAGCTGAACCCCACATTTTAGGTAGGTACTAAACCTTAACCTACAGTGCTGACGGCCCTTAGAATCGATTTATAGAGGTCGAAAAATGTTGAATTTATTGATAAAGCCGCTTTTCAGTCTTGCTGGCAATATTGTCGGCGGTTTGGTAGAAACCAGGAAAGCTAAAGCAAAACAGAAATTGATAAAGATAGAATCGGAAACAGCACTCATGGAAAAACGTATAGCTGGAGAGATAGAATGGGACGTGGAAGCCGTTAAGGGATCTAATGATTCCTGGAAAGATGAATATCTGACCCTGATATTTTCAATACCCCTCTTTTTGTGCTTCTTTCCTTTCACAGTTGAATATGTGGAAGACGGCTTTCGCGCCCTGGAACAAACTCCTGATTGGTACAAGTACACCCTGGGAGTTATTGTCTCTGCATCTTTTGGTATTAAAAGCGCAACCAAATTCTTTAGCAAATGAAAAACATTGGAGCCACAACAGAACTGAGAGAAGCACTCAAAAATATGTTGATGGTCAATGAGGGCGTTAAAAGCAAACCCTATTTATGTACGGCCAATTTTACGAGCATTGGCGTAGGCCGTAATCTCGATACGGTTGGCCTGCGCGAAGATGAAATCATGTATCTCCTGGAGAATGACATCGATGAAGTTATTTCTGGCCTTAATAGAGAATTACCAGAATGGCAATATCTACCTCACGATGTCAGGCTAGTTATTTGTGACATGGCTTTTAATTTAGGCATCAAAGGCCTTATGAAGTTCAAGAATATGATCAGCTGCTTGTTGGATGAAGATTTTGAAGGTGCAGCTTACGAAATAGAAAACTCACGTTATTATTCTCAAGTAAAAAAAAGGGCAATGAGAAACATCGCCCTTCTTCTTGAGATGGATTATTAAGAGTCGATCTTTCTCATAGAAAACCTACGATTACCAACACTCTCTGCAACAGCAGGTATAACCCTCTCTGGTTTTGCCTTAATGACAGTGTTCTTCCAGGTTACTTTATGTTCACCACACACAGCATAAGTATTGTTGCCCATCTTAGCCTTAATTAATCTTTCGCTTTCTTCTATGTTGCTTTCAGCAACTTTCTTTAAAGACTTAGAAGAATTATAGGTTTCGATAGCAATTCTCACATCTGGATCCTCAGTCAAATCAACTAGGCCACCATCATCGGTTGGATGTAAAAATTGTGCATCCTCTGGCGTAAACGCAGGATAAAATTCACAATCTTTTATACGCCTATTGAAGTCAATGACTTTAGGTGTCAGGTGTTCCATTTCCCATTCAAGGTTTCTTTCAAAAACATAAACTCTGAAATCACCTCTCCAAAGAATTCCAATGACTGCCCAACTAAATTTACAGATGGACATTAAAGATTTGACTTGGATCACTCCAAGATCATCTGGCAGTTCATCAGAAACGGCTCTTTTTGAAGTTTTAATTTCAATAACGCCCTTTCCGTTTAGCCTGACAGATTCTTTATTGTCCAGGTAAATACCCTCTTCTGGATTGTGTTCAACAACTAGGTTGTCTGCTACACCAATGCCGTCTAAGGATCCATTTAAAGGAAGATTCTCATGCCTAAAAGGTTTGGTTATTTTATCTTCAACAGATAGTAATCCTAACTCCTGGGCGGTGTGCCTTATCAAAGTATTTTCTAAAGACTCGCCTAGGCGAATATGTCTGTTATCTATTTCTTCTCTAGGCTTACCGTTCAAAGCATCGTGACATCTTCTTAAAGCTTCATTGCAACTTATGTAGGGGTTCACATTGAAGACAGAAGACATCATCGATGCCGAACATTGATAATCTTCGGTCAGTTTTCCTGACGATTTATCAAGTGTTTCCATTCGCATTCCTCGCCAAGAGTTCTATCTCATCAACAGACTGCGTGACTAGGAATGGTTCTTTGACATTCTTAAGGTACACTTTTGCAGGTGCAACATTAGAACTTATAACCGCTTCTAGTTCCTTGGGATTGAAGTGCAACTCTTTACCACCAACCTCTAACAGCTTAACCAGGGTAACTGGATTTTCTGTTTGGTTAGGTGGTTTAGGTTTCCTAGAAATTCTAGGGTATTTGCTATCATATATATTATACGAAGGTAATGATCCCATAACCTTCGTTCTAGCTGTCTTCATAGCTTTATTAGCTTCGCTATAAGTGTCAGCAAACTCAGTGCTTTTGTACATACTCATAATATTCACTCCTTTAAAAAAAGATAATAAATTATAAAAAATGCGGTTGTTGTACGGGTGTATAACACCCATACGACTACCGCGCTTAGTAAACACCGTCAATGTTAGATTCTCCGTTTTTAAGCTTGTAGTTTGCATCGTAGATACAATCTCTAGCGTGAGACACCTTCATTGAATTAGGTGCTTTTATATCAAGCACTTGTTCAAGTGCCTGGCATAAATCTTTGACCACAAAATAAACGTGGCGTAAATCTTTCATACTTGCCATGGGTATTGTTAAACGCATACATCTTGAACGTAATTTAACAGTCGGCAAGTCGTTTGGGTTGCTTGTCGTCATAACTCTCCTGGTTTAGAACGTTTTAATATGTTTTGTACCATTGTGGGATGCCATGTATTGCCGCCCATCCTGGTTGTTACACCTCTTGCAGTTAATCCTCTTGCTATGGCGCGTAGACTTTCGCCGCCTTCTTGCCGTATGGCTTTAATGTGCGGCATGACGCGCTTTGCAAAGTCATCAGCGTAGCGTTTTTTTGCTACGACTCCTGCTTTTGATAAATTTTTTAAGGTGTTCTTTGGTGCGCCTAGTTCGATGCCGCGCACTCTTGCTTCTTGCAGTGCTAGTTTCGTTCTGTTGGATATTTCTATCTTGCGTTGCCTGGCTAATAAGAGGCAAGTGTCTAAATTGATATTGGTTCCCCTGCCCGTTTCTTGTAAAAAGTTTTTATCGTGGACGTATATTGAGGCGTTACCTCGGTGACTTAAATGTTCCATCAACAATGCAATGAATTCTAAATTGTTGAGCAGCTGATTTGATCTCATCAACAGTAAGGTCGCGCCCTTTTTCTTGCACATTTTTAACGCTTTTAATAATTCTTTCCTGGCTTGAACAGAATTGTCCTTGTAAGCAGCTTCACGATATATGCCATGTAAATAAAAGGATCCAATGACTTTGGATTTTAATTCTTCTAATTCACGTAGCTGCAATCTAGCATTGTCGCCGTGTATGTAGGCCACATAGTGAATATCTTCTAATCTCATTTTTCCTATAGTTTCAGCAAAAAAAAGTGCTAACAACATCAACAATATAAAAAAATTATTAAATTTTGTAAAGTCTTAGATGTCAAAGATCAAATTCAACAAAATATTCTTTGATTTTTCTGCCTATAATCTTTGCATTCAAAAAGGAGTTATATGAAACCACAACAAAACGGACATCTTGATCTTGATCAGGACGAAAGGTTTGAAAGGTTTTGTTACTCAATGTGGAAAGAATGTGTCAGGGAGAGAGCCGCCTGGAAGGAACCAACAGACATATCTTTTGAGGAGTATCGAGAGCAAAACTTTTCATCTTTAAATAAAACATACGAAACATTAATCGTCAAAGGAGATAAAACAAATGGATCTAACTAATAACACTTTCATTTTCGATTCTGAAACAGAAGGAATGCAATATGTAAAACACTTAGCAGGCGGTAAGTCTGGTAAGACGATGGGCTGGTATAACGGCAAAGATGAACCCCTAGATATCAATTACATGTATGTGGATCCTGCCACCTTAAAACTTGGCTGGACATTGTGGACAAAGGGACAGTCAGAAACCGTATGGCTATCTGACCCTAACGATAAAGTCCCTGCACCAACAGCAGAACATAAACAATCTTTTAGTTTATGGGTTTATCCAAAATACGTTAAAGATAGTCAAAATTTTGATCATGGATCTATGTTGTGGCAGAGAGACAGCAAAGGTGAATTCAAAGGTTTTCAAGAAATGATGAAACAGGTTGCCCAGGAACTTATGAATCCACAATACGCAACAATGCTACCAGTTTTCGAAGTCAAAGATGCTGTATCTCTGTGGGGTGGTAGTACTTGTATGCCAGTTTTTGAGTTTAAAGGTTTCAAAACAAGGCCGGAAGGTTTTGTCATTCCAGATTTACCCCAAGAGTCAGGGGCGGTGATCTCTCCTAACAACTCTCCAGCTGCCCCTGACTCACCTATTGTAGAAGATGAGATTCCTTTTTAGATATGGATTGGGCAAAAATTGCCCCTGATATATCTATTAAGGTCTTAGGAGAACCCACTAAAAAGACCTCAACTGAATATAGGTGGGGTAACAAACAAAGTTTGCGCCTGGATCTTGAGAAAGGTCTGTTCATGGATTTTGAGAATCAGCAAGGTGGCGGAGTCATTTGGTTTCTCAAAGATCATCAAGGCTTAGATCCAGACGCTTACCTGGAGCCATATAAAGACAATGTTCTTACTGACATGAAGAGTCCACTGCCAAAAGTGAAAACCAAAGCGCAAAAAATATCAAATAAAGAAATGCACTCACTTAAGAAAGAGTCTGATTTCTGTGTGCGTTATAGCAATGATTTTTGTGTCATGCGTTTTCCTGCTGATCATAAAATCAAAATGAAATATGCGCCCTTCTCTGTCCAGGACAACGGTTGGGTAATGAAAAGGCCAGAAGGCATTCTGCCAATTTTTGTTAGCGACAAACGCCCAGAGGATTATGTCGTGATCAACGAAGGCGAGAAAGCCATGCGCGGTGCGGAAGCCATTTGGAACGGCGATGTATGTTGTTGGCATGGTGGCGTTTCTAATTGGGATAAATGCGACTGGTCGCCCCTGACAAACAGAAAGATAATTATCTGGCCTGACAACGATGATGTTGGCAAAAAGGTAGCATTCTCTTTGCAAGAACACTTGGAGAAGATCTGTAAAGAAGTCATTGTCGTAAAGCCGCCGCAACAATTTAAAGATAAAGATGATCTTTGGGATGCAAAAGTAAATGATTTTTTTGAATCGTCAGAACAGTTTTTGCAGTATTGCCTAGCAAATAAAATTAAAAAAAGAGTTTCATTTCAGTTGATCCAGGCATTTGACATCATGTCTGGCCTGAAAAAACCCGAATGGCTCATAGAAAATATCTGTGAACTTGATTCTGTGATGGCCATATTTGGTAAGCCAAAGTCAGGTAAAAGTTTTGTTGCTGTTGATATGGCCGCAAGCCTGGCCAAAGGGATCCCGTTTCATGGCCATAAAACAAAACAAGCAGCGGTAGTTTATGTCTGCGGTGAGGGTAATCGCGGTATTGCACGAAGGCTACATGCCTTTCAATCTTTGAACGAAGTGGATCTAAAAGACGCGCCTTTATTGTTATCAACCAGGGGCGCAAGAATGTTGGATGAAAAAGATTTTCAAATGTTGAAAGACAACATAGACCAGGCTCAAGATAAATACGGACAGATTGGAATGATTGTCATTGATACCTTGGCTAGATCCATGAACGGTGATGAGAACAGCACTAGCGACATGAACGCCTTCATTGAAAAGGTAGACGATCTGAAAGATTCCTATGGATCTGCAATCAATATTATTCATCACACTGGCCATTCAACCAATCAACGTGCCAGGGGATCTTCTGCATTGCCTGGAGCGTTAGATTGGGAATATAGGTGTGCTAGAAGCGACATGCAAGACGAAATGTATTTAAAGTTAGAGCAGACGTTAGTTAAAGATGGCAATCCCATGAAACCTCTTAACTTTAAATTTGTAGAGCAAAGGTTTATGGATATGTCTTCTGGCGCATTAGAAAAAGTCGATTCAGCTGATGTGCCTAAACAAAAATCACCGTCAGCTAGACAGGAATTGGTTTTTGAAGCTATTTATCAATACCAGGCTGCAAGTAAAGATCCAATTAATGCTGGGTTAAGACAAACCGACATTACAAAACTACTTAAACAAAAAGTAGGTATGGCAGAAACAACAGTTAAAGACAATCTTAAAAAGCTTGTTCAGGCTGGCAAGATTATTAAAGAAGATGATTTATATAAAACGGATTTATTTGGAGACGGGGAATACAGTGAAAATGGCGATAAATAAAAAAGCTTTCAAAGAAGCTTGCACCGATACATTCCTGGCATTGCCGATTAATTGGTTTTTATCGTTTAGCACACTAGCAGTGTTAATTTATTTTGGTATTTCTCAGGCTTTTTTAATGAGTATTGTGCAAGTGGCTGTGCTGACTGTCTTTTCAGTTATACGAAAGTATTTAATAAGAATTTATTACCTAAAAAGGAATAGTAATGTTTAGTCGGATTTTAGTCGGATTTAGTACGGATCTAGTCGGCAAATCTTTGGAATATTGGTCAGGTCGGGATGTATCTCTATACATCCGACCGCCGACCAAGATAGCGACTTACTAAAAAAATACTATGTTTGAAGATGAAACTTTAAGAATGATAGAAGCTGTAAATGCCTTGAAACTAGCTTTAAGAAAGACTTATGGCGTAGATGAGCCTTATAAATTGGCAGCGAAACCTTTTCAAAAAAAGTTTATAAAGGCTTCGACTAAGTACGACCTAGCCATTTCCTTTGATTCTGACGCTGAAATACAGCCTATGTGCGCCATGATGGTAAGAGCCTATAAAGCCCTGGAAGAACAACTAATCAAAGAAAACGTATCAAGGATCCCTGTCGACACCTGGATCTGTGAACATAAAGAATCGGGCAAAAAAGTCATCATTTGCGAAAAGAAAGAGCAGACTCTAAAAGTCATTGAAGATTCAGATTTTGATTACCTGGTTATGTCAGCAGAAGAACTGCTCAATACGATACCCCTAGACATCTTTGAAATCCGCCATAACTTAAAAACATCAACAATAAAAAACGTAAGACATGAGCCACATAATCAATGACAAGATCTTAGAGGATCTATATGAAGAAGCTATAGCGCAAGGACTACCTTACGAGGCTGCAATTGCTTATGCTTTAGAAAAATTTGAGGAGCTGCCAGATGGATAGCATTACTGATTTAATAAATGAAAAAGGAATTGATTACGGTGACCCGCATTATTTTTTCAGTCAATTAGCTAAAGTGTGGTCAGGTTTACTTGACCGCGAATTAACAGCAAGCGATTGCGCTGTGATGATGTTAGCTTTCAAGACGGTTCGTTTGATGAACAACGGCGATATCCAGGACACATATCAAGACATCCAAGGATATACAAAAATTGTAGAGATCTTAAACGATGTCGCAGAAGACTAAGCAATGCACTGTATGTCTGCGTCACTTAGAAAAAAAAACCGACTTCGAACATAGCAAACATAGTAAAGGAGATTTTGTTAGATCTATTTGTAGAGTCTGTCACCAGGCACAACGCAACGCTAATATCAGCAAAACGCCAAAAAAATACTTAAAAGCACTGAGCATATCTTTGAAATCATCCAGGACAACTGGGCTAAAAAGTTTTGAATGGGACATAGAACACGATTACATCTATAGGCTTTGGGAAATGCAAAACGGTAGATGTGCCATGACTGGCCACCCTATGACCTGGTATAGAGGTGTCGGTGGCAGTAACTACAACGCAAGCATCGACAGAAAGGATCCAGGACAAGGTTATGTTGTTGGCAACATCCAATTAGTATGCAACGCAATCAATTTTATGAAAGGAACATTGACCGATGCAGAGTTTATTTGGTGGTCTAGATCTATCGCTTTACATAAGGACAGCTTTACAAATGACGATGATTAGTGTTGTAAAGAATCAAATACAACTATTGACAACTTTACAGAGAGCAATATTTTTAAATAACTAGATGTTAAAGCATTGTTGGAGACCTGAAGCAACTCACTCCTATAGTTCATTCTAAAACACAGGTCTCCAACTCCTAGCTAATAATATATGAGCAGAAAAATAGATAACCCCGAATATAGAGAAAAAGTTAAATCAATGGTTGATGCAGGCATGAGCAGTCACGATGTAAGTATGCGATTAGATTGT